TCTTATCAATTCGTGGTTTCAACTTATCTAGTCTTTTCTCAATGCCCTGTCTCCGAGCAGCACCGACTTCATCTTTAGGAGTGTCTTTAGCAAGTTTTTTAAACATATCCATACGTGCCTGTCTAGCAGCACGTTTCTTTAGGCGTTCTTGGTTAGCAGGCTTGTTCTTAGCGCGGCGTTGCCCCATGGCAATCTTGGCTTTGTTCTTTTTCATAGATCGAGCGCGGGCTCGTCTTTGGGAGAAGTCTAAGGCTTCGTCAGTGGTTTCTTCGCCGATGCGACCACGGTGCCTTTTGTGTGCGGCATACTTGACAAGCTCATGCTCGCCAGGTTTGTAATCTACTACAATAAAATCTTTAAATGATAACATCGTTATCCTCTACTGGTTGAGTCCCATCCTTTAACTATATCGGGTGAAAAGTTGTTGTATGAAAACTCCATACGGTCAACAAGTTTCACTGCATCACCACCAAGTTTATCGATTGCAACGTATCCTTCGGCACCTGTCACTTTATAACCCTTTCTGGTCTTGACAAAAGTATCTACGTTTTGCAAACGATTAAGTTTATTTATAAGTTTTAATTTCGCAAGTACGATCAATTTCTGTAATTCAAACATCCTAGCTAAATTTTCTTTGTTAGAGTCAGAAAAGAACACTAACAGGGCATCTAGTTTGGCTTTCTGTGCGCCTTTACCCTTATCAGTCTTCCTAGCATCAATCTCTTTCTGATATTTGGCGGTAATCCATTTGATTAACTTAGATGTGTGGGCTTTGCTGTTTCCGATGATTTGCCCTGCTCTGACATAAGTGTTGTTGAACTGTTCAATGTGTTGAGCGAGGACTTGGTTTCCTTCAAGAGTACGAAGTGTTGATCCACTGACCTGATTAAACAATTTACCGATCTGCGTCAATGTTTTATTAACATCATCTGTTTCTCGTTTAGTCATAGTAGCAGACGTAAGATCACGTAAAAAAGCATCTTGTGACCATACCGCACTAGACTTGTTTAGTTTAGACACATCAACACCAAACGATGCACTCATAGACTCAAAGGTGCTGCCAGTGTACGTGGTGTGCCATACGATGCCCATCTTTGCTTTCTTGACAGCTCCAGCTTGGGCTTCAGGTATAGCATAGACGATTGTATTAGGATGAAAGGTTACATACTTCTGCCCATCAATCGTCTTAGTCTTTAGTTCAGATTGATCAAACAGAAAGTCTCCCTGAATGACACCTTTGATGCCAAGCGCGGGTAGATACTTGAGTGCTAATTGTAGTTTCTTATTGAGATCACCAGAGGTGTCATCGTCAATATCTTCTTTAGTCTTGTAGACCTTGGGGTTCTTATTGAAGATGCCTTTCTTTGCTACAAAGAACTTGCCGTCACTGGGATCTGTTCCAGCGAATACCGCAGGAGCACCGTCCCACTTGACAGACACAGAACCACCATGCCCACCTAACATATCACGCATATCACGTAGAGCAAATATTGCTTGGCGTGTACCGTTAACCCCACCGTAGAGAACCTTGTCCTCAATGTGGGTCATGTGAGTGTTCTTCTGTTCTGTTATGAAATCATTTAACGATAACATTATTGTTCCTTATAGCTTTAATAACTTACCCGTACCGGGTACTTTATCTACAATTACGATTCTTAAATTATTTTTACCTGTTCTAGGTGAAACAAACACCTTTGGAAACCCTTCTTTGTTCTTATTTTTGTAGTCTATCTTAACCATATTGTCTTGGTCAAGATCTCTTTTTCTAACACGAAAATAAAACTTGGGTATTTTTCTCATATAATCATCAATTGAATAGAAGTTACCATTAAGCTTCAATTGACTGCCTTGCATCTTAGCGGTAACATCCATAGGACCGATGTACATATAGTCTATAGGTCCACCCATCTTTTTGTTGCCTTTCAATAGAGCCTCAACATCATCAGGCGGTACTTGAATATAAAAATCTGGCAGATCATCGTTGTTCACTACATCATCATGCCCATGCCCTTCTTTTTTGAGGTGCTTGAGTATGGCTTTATAAACTAAAGGAGGCAAATGAGGAACAACAACATTCATGCCACCCAGACCACCACCAGCTAATGAGGGAGCAGAGGTGCCTTTCATAGAACAACCGATCTTCTTGCCTTTGTCGGTCATGAGATAGACATCAATATAAGGCTCTTGCCCTATAGAACTTAGCCCTTCGTTCTTGGCGGCGTCATCGATAAGAAAGCGCGGTGGTATTCCGACGATTTTAGTAGGACCATTGGCCTTTACAGCCTTTCGGATTTCTATGATGATACCTTCTTCTTGTCTTTCAGTGCCTTGGCCGCCAGCTTTAGCAGCCACGCCTCCAAAATCTTTTTCTTTGAAGAATCTGGTAATCGCTTGATATGATTTTTCTTTGGTATGAACTTCTAATTTGTCACTTAATTTTTTATTTTCCAAAAACATTCTAACTTCAGCGGCGCTAGGATTTTTACTTTCTTGACCGCCGTACTTAATTTTTCCTGTTAGATGGAGTAAATCGCCTCCATCTTTATTACCTAGACTCAGAGCGCCTTTAGCATTTACGCGATCTACCAAGACTTCAACGTTTTGACGTTTAAGAAGATCTGTGTACGAAATAGATGCCATGAAAAAAACTCTAGGTTATTTCATAGTATTTATACTTAATGCCACCTATAGAATTTATGTGCACCGATGCGACCTACAGGCACCATGCCGCGATCATTGATCCAGTTTGGGGTTACATAAGTCGCATGATAATGTGTAGCACCTTCTGAGATTCCTCTCCAACCACCTCTGAGTGACATCTCAGCAATGATTTGTGCTTCTTCATACGCATCTAGTTCCATGGGTTCATCACTCAACCCATCACAGAACCATGAGAAATGACACATGCCACGAACAGGAACCACATTGCCTTTCCAGTTCGTTCGCATGTTGGCTTGCTTTACAACTTCACAGATGGTGTTGGGAAATAGATTACTATCAACTCTATTCAGAGTCACATCAGCAACAGCAATACGCCCAGCGAAAGAGTCACTCCGAGACTCATGATACACATTAAGAGCAAGGCATTCATGTTCTTGCTCTGACCAAGCTTCCTCTGCATCTCCTGATCCGCTTGGTACATGCTCAACTGCTGCATTCTCTGGTTGCGTAGGTGACGTTTCAATTGTCGTTGTTTCCTCAATTGGTCGGGGGTTCGTCTCATCTGTAGATATGTATTTCAGTAGCCCAAATAAAGTCGCTAAGATTAATAATGCTATGAAAACATCACCGATAGTCTGGATATTCTGAAGTATCTTCCTCCCTAAGCGATTGAATCCTGTCAACAATTTGCTGCTTTTCTGTGTTATCATAATACATCCAATTATTAATTTCAATCACAAAACGATGACAACCCACACACATCTGCCCCCACCGGGCGTCTAAAATACAGACTCCAATACATGGAGATGGCACATCAGTCTGCATGAGATTTAGACATCATGAGCCTATGAGTAAGGAAGGAAAACTCTACCGCATAGAAGTAGTATTTTCCACCAGAAATAACTACAGATAGACTGGGCAGAAAATGAAATTCATCTCCTACAGTCCACATATTTTCAAACTGTACTTTCATAGGTTTGGACCTCCTTGTCTAGTTGCGAAGAACATATGTTCTATCTTCTCTTCACTGTATATATAAGCAGAAGGCAACCCTTCGCGGTTTTCTTTCATTTCAACCAAAGATTGTTTGCCACTAGTAAGATCATACTCACGCGCAAAGGTCAATGCACAATTTCTAACATCGGCATAGATGTCGCGCAAATCGCCGTAAAAATATTTCACACGATCAATTGATACATCGTCGGAACACTGTGACATCTGCATAACACTAATTGTATTTTCCATTACACTCTCTCCAGTTGCTTAACAATAATTTTATCTTTGGGCGGATTCTGAATCCATCTGCCTCTTACATAACCACGAATGATCCGATCAGCTTGTTTGAGTATAGCCAATATGTTTTTGTCTTTATCAACATATCCGATAACCTCATCCAACTTCCTAAACGCCTCATCACAATCGGTGAAGACATAAGTGGCCGATCGACCATTCTTAGCCACAATGATTTCATAGTTCTTAAGAGATTCATTGGTCTTTTCAAACTCAATGTAATCTTCAACGATCTCGATACATTCGGCTAAAGGTATATTCTTGATCCGCTTCTCAAGGGTCTCGTCCAGAATGACGCGACGGTACTTGGCGGGGATATCTTTATAGTCTTTAAACATAACTTCTCCTCAATTTCTCAAGATACTATTATACAGCGAAAATGGTGTTTTGTCAACATAATTCTTAGAACATTTTGATCTAAGCATAAGCTGATTCAGTATAAAGACGCAGTTGATCTATCTCCTCCTTATCCAAGTCAGTGATCAAATGAACGGCTTCTTGTTTGATAGGAATACCGAACATCTTCTCACCAAACCGAGTAGTATAGGTGAAATGGTGTGCGGTCTTATCAATAAAGTACATCTTACCACCCGCGAAATAGTCGGGTCGAATAGCAGGCGGTACTGCGACCACATACAACTCGTCCACTTTATAGCACTTGTGGATCTGCGACACACCGATTCCAAAGCAATTCTTGTTCACATAGGGCTGAAGTGTCTTGATCTCAACCAACTTATCATTACGAGTAAAATCTTTACGTCGATCATAGGGATCAATAGAGTCTATTACGGTATCTCCTTGTCGGATGAAGAAGTTACGGGCGATCTTTTCACCGATCGCCCCCAACTTTTCCTTTCCTGGAGTCATACTGCTACTCATGCAACTTCAGCCAGCTCAATCGCTCGATTGGTCGCAACGATCTTGCGAGCCTGATTAGCACCAAACCATGCGCTAGTCATTCGAGTATCAGCCGATCGCCCTACGATGTGGTCAGTAGTGAACGTTACCGCGTTCAAAGCATTCCACCACGTTCCGGGTGCTAAATCAGCCCCTGGCTGCGTCTCCAGTACGCTGTAGGCGTTCTTTGCAGTAGTAGACAACTCAGCAAAGGTCTTTACTTCCTTCTTTTTAGTGTTAGCCGCAGGAAACACATCATTGAAGAACTGGATCAAACCCGCTTCACTGGTACGCTTGCTAGCCATAAAGCGAGCAGCATCCTTGTACATGGCGAACTTCTCGTGGGCTAGCCCCATCTGCTCTTTAACCATCTCAGGATTGAAAGCGCGACGATGGTTCAACTTCACCTCGTTTTTGCTGTTCGACCCAAGACTCATGGTCAGAGTGTTGTTACACACTACACGGATTGGTGTCATTCGAACGTTGACAGACTTACCGTACTGGTGAGGATTAGAGAACAGCATATAGTTGTCAACACGGTCCTCACCGAGAACATCAAAAGACTCTTTGATCTTCGCTAGAACCCAGACAATCTGCCCACCCTTGAGAGAACCAGCGGTGTGCATCTCCATGTCACCAGCAGCACAGAACTCACCGAAGAAGTCAAACGCTTCATCATTCTGAACAGGTTCCCAGCCGTCACCAACCATCGGAGCGAGAACCGAGTTATCAGTATCACGCAACAGGGCGTTGGTACCGGTCTCGATCATCTCACCGTCATAAGTGACAAACGATGGGCGTTTGGTGACACCCCAATTCAATCCAGCAGCCTTTTGAAACTGGCGTGGAGTTAGATCAGGTGCAACTTTAGTTCCAAGACCGTGCCATGGAACTTGCCCTGCAAACGCCATTTGAGCAACACCATTTACTACTTCGACTTCATGACTCATAATATATTTCCTATTTTGATTTTAAATAACAGATGTTATTATAACAGATAAAAAATGATTTGTCAACACTTATTTTAAATTAATTTGCACCGAGGGATCATAGCAATTTTTAGCAGTTTTCGCTCCCTCGGTGCCGTGAACTTACAGAACTCCTCTTCGGGCTCGCATCGCCCAAGTATCAAGGATCATATCTCGGACGATCTCACGGTCACGCGAGTCACCCTCGAAGTCTATATCACGGCGCCACATAAGACGCTGATACAAACCCATGCGAATCTCCGCTTCATCAAAGATCATCTCGTCCGCATAAGGACCAGTCGGACCATAGAAATCCAACATGTAATCAATGAACTGCATGATCGTCTTCGGTGGAATTGCGGTGAACTCTTCGAACGTTACCTTTGCCATCTTCATTCTACTTCTCCAAAAGCATCATCATTAAGGTACACTCTAAGGCTGTGTACCACACCCATTTCTTCAAGAGCATTTACATACTCTAACAGATTACCAGCATCACCAGTCTCAAGAAACTCGCCGGTGTTTGTATCTACTAATGTACCCATCATTTACTTCCTTTCTTTATTTTATGTAACCATTATACAGCGAGAATGATGTTTTGTCAACACATTTCTTAGATCGTTTTGATCTAAGCATAGAACTTTTCGTTCTTAGAGGGTCAATTTTGCGATTTCGGACTTGTTTAAGTCTCTAAACTTGCGCCTACTCGGTGACCACTGCTTAGAGGGCGCTGAGAACCACCTAGCGGCCGTATCCCCCACAGGAATGTACCCAATAAGGGTCGTGCCAGAGGTGATGTAGGTGTGATTTGGGGTCGTTGGTGCGACATTCCAGACCGTGATTTCTTGCCTTATTCTCATAGCCATGACAATATTCCTATCAAAATGATGGCCATAACCATAGTAAATATTCCTATGGATTCCACACCTGACATAAATTGCTTCTCATATTGCGTAACATGAGGGCGATACCCGTTACGACTTCTTCTCCTATCCATAATTTTCATCCTCTAAAAATTTCTTTACTGGGGCAAATCCAAGTTTCCAATCATTAAAAAACCCATAAGCTTCTGATCTGGACAAATCAAATTCTTCGCGCAAAACCGAAGGTCCAAAATTCATATTTGTTTTACCTTCTTGTCGCAACTCATCGAGCCGAGCGAACATATCTTCTTTTTCCCAATCGTAAAAATCTCTCATAATATTCCTTAAATGAAATGCGCCAAAAGGATAGTGCCAAGCCCGATTACCGAACACAACACAAAACCCACAAAAGTCTCTAATTCGGACTCGTACACAACCACCTCCTTCTTCTCTGGTTTTTTGTAAATACAACCGACTCCATTACCTATCATTACGCTGCCTCCTTAAAACCTTCGATGTGACTCCAACCCACAGAGTCGCACATGTAAGCGTTGCCGTATGGGGCAACCACAATGTCACCAACACTCATTGAGTGCGTTGGCTTATAACGGGTAATGCAGGTACCAGCATCACCGTAACCGTTACCGATATTGAAAACATCAGCCATTGTCTCGGCACCTTCGATCAAAGCGACCTCGGTGTAGAACTCTTCCATCCACGATTCATAATGTTCTGAACCACCAAGACCGGCGACATCACGCTGGATTTTGATCTCAGGAAACTCTCCGAAATCACCACTCCAACCTACGCTGTTCAAGTGGTCGCGGGCGGCTTCTGACAAACGAAACTGGAAAACTTTATGCATGGTTACGCTACCTCCGAAAAGGCATCGTCGCCTTCAAACATTTTATAGGGGTGTGAAATTCCTACTCTTGCTAACAATGCAAAATAGGCTTCAATCTTCTCAACGGTGTCTGTAAAAACAAACGTACCGGTTTTCATATCTACTACTGTTGCCATCTTTATTTCCTCTGTTTCTTTATTTTACTATACTAGTATACACTGGAATTGATGTTTTGTCAACACATTTCTTAGATCGTTTTGATCTAAGCATATAACTTTTAGTTCTTAGCAGCAACCCTATACCGGGCATCCTCAAGCATGATCTCGAACTCACCGAGTGCCCAATTCGTTCTGGCGTGCCATTTGTGATGGATTATTCCCAAATCGAGACAGTTTTCTACAGCATCTCTGTGTTCGATGTATGCTGGATCGTCGTGGGTGTACTCAAAGCCAGGCTCCAATGTCGCAAACTCCCAGTCTATAGCAGCCTTAAGCATTCGTTTGATGTGGGGGAACCACTCAGTTCTTGCGACAGGGATCATATCACCCTTCTCACTCATCCCGTTAGGGGCACAATCACCACTGGTAGCGTAGATACAATACATTACTCACCTCCCAAATGAATTTCAAGTTTTTTGAAGTACGACATGCCAAACGCTGGAGTTTTTAAGATTTCTTTGCGGTAGCCCATCAGGTTTTCTTTCGTGAGTTTGACTTCGTGTCCCAACCAGTATGAAAGCGAGGCCTCAAGGGTTGAAATTCGATGCAAAAATAATGGGGTTTTCATCTTTAGTTCTCTCTCTTCTCGTTGATTACATAGTAATTATACAGGAAATTGAGTCAAAACACAAGCGCTAAGTCGTTGATTTTAAAGGAGAAAAAAACCCCATATAAATCAATAACTTACGAAGGCAAAAAACGAGGTTTTTTTAGATTGTTTTGTTATATGCTTATAACTTTTTCGAATATGCGAATTTTATAAATAGTATATTAAATGTGTTTGGAGATTTTTATGGCGGTATTGACATATCCAGAATTGAAAAAGTATGATTCAAGGATTTTAGCTTTTGTTGATAGGGTCAATAATAAAGGCGCATTTACGCACATGACCGAATCTGGGGCTGTGCTAAAATGCACAGGTAAGGCCGAAATCCTAGTTGACGGAAAAAAGAACAAAGTCAAACTCACAACTAAAATCTTGTCAAATTTCCTAGATAACAAGAAAACTGGCGACAATCTGTTTATTGAATGCACAAAAGATAGCCACATATCAAAGAAAATGTATAAGCCTCAAGAATTCTTTAAAGATAAAGAAATGGGAGGCGCTGCCAGTAAATCGTCCGGGCTTGGTTCGGAACGTCAGGAACTTGGTCTAATCGATTTCATCAACACAACTATACTAAAAAACACACAATCTTGGGTAGCCGGCATCGGTAGAACAGAAAATCTGCTAAGAGCCGAAAAGCGCGAGGGGCTGTCTTCTGTTGGTCAAGAACCGTATATCGATGTCTATGTAACAACTAATAAAAAGAAATATGGTATATCCTGTAAAGGGAAATCTGCCCCATCATTAGCGGGTGGTGGAATTGCTGGGCTGAACGTGGTGGTGCCTGACCTACTCCCAAAAATGTATGCTCGCATAGAAAAACAGCTCAAGAAGATGGGTTATACCGAAGGCGCTATTGTTAATATCAAATCACTACCCGAATTCTGGATCGAAATTCCCGACGAGTATGTTGAGAAAGTATTGGTAGGGAACCGCAAAATGGGTGGCCCGATTGACTACATGTATGTTGGTGAAATGGATGTTCGGGGAGAATTAAAATCTACCGGAGAAATTTCACTCAACGGCGACTTTATATCTATTGCAGATTACATGAAGAAGGTTCCAATATTTTATTTCCGAATTCGAAGACGAGATGTGGGCCCTGATGGTAATGTCAAAATATCTTTTAAGAAGAAAAATCAACAGGGTTTTCCTATAGTGTTCATGGGGCCGGTTTCTGGTAAGAACAACTTTCGCTTGGTCATTGCAGGATCACCTCCCACTACAGCCGTTACGATGAAACTATAGGGGGTATACCCCCCTCAGTTATTTCTTAGATTTACGCGCACTCTTCTTGCGCTTATCTTTCTCTTCTTCCATCTTATTGACTTTATTGATTCGGCTTGACACCTCTTTGGCGGTCATCCAAATATCTTTGCCTTCTAAGATTGAAGTGAGTTCTTGCGGGCTCATAAAACCCTTATAGAGTTCGTGAATGATATTCTCCGACCATTTCCTTTCGTGGATGATATGATCGTACATTTCTCCCCCCTTACCAAAGGTTCCTCCAGAATAGTCGTGGAACATGAATACCGAATGGTCGGAAATCTCAAAGGAATCTCCACATAAGAATATCATAGTCGCGGCTGACATACAAGCACCCTCAACCGAGCACACAATGTGCGCCCTAGAGTCTGTCATACAACGAATCCACTGGATAGTCGAGAAGACATCTCCGCCGTGGGAATTGATATGGATATAGATAATGTCATTAGATGCAGCATTCCTCATAACATCGAATACTGAAATATACTGATCGGCGTCTGCTATGGTGCCTGTTAGATATATGTTGTAAACGAAACCAATTGGAATTGGATCTCGGACAATACTATTATTCAATACTAGATCTTTCATAAATGCCTCGCGTGGATTTTACATCCAATAAACTGATTATAATAATCTTCTCTCAACAGAACATCGTTTTCGAATTGAGATTTGGCTTCGTAGTAGGAGCACTGCCCTTTGGTTTTGCACAACTTCAGAATTTCTCGACGATATATCATTTCTGAATTTTGACTTTCTTGTACCCTTTCCTTCAGCACTTCACTGGAACCAAAATATGTTTTCCAATCACTCTCGACGATTGTGCGCTTCCTTCGTTTCCGAGTTTTGGTTACTGGGAGGATTTTTGGCTTCCAGAAAAACTTTTTGCCAATATATTTCATCCCAGTATCCGTCTCTCGTATTAAGTAGACAAATCCTTGATACTCACTCAATTCTTCTTCGGTAGGTTCGAACGGTTCATTTTTATAATACCACATAATTTTTAGTCTAAGTCATTATTATACTCAGAAATGTCATCGGTCCATTCACTCACCTCTTCAAACTTTGGCATATCAATTGTTTGAATAAATTCCTCATCCAATTCTTCTGCACAAAAGGGGCAATATCTCGGCTCTTCTTCTGTATCCACATAGTCTAATAAAAACTCAGAGTTACACTCCTCGCAAAATACTTTAATTGTTGTTGACATACTATCTCCTTTATTTAGACGCATCGCCCCAGACATCATCCCACTTTCCTACCATAGCACCCTTTGCGTAATCAGTGCTCTTGTTCTCAAAAAAGTTGGTGTGTGTTGGTGCATTGATCATAGACTCCACCCAAGGTAACGGATTGCGTTTCACTTTAAATAATCCTTTCATGCCTAAACTAATCAGTCTTCTGTCAGCAATGTACCGAATATATTTCTTTACTTGTTCTGCGGTTAGATCTTCCATCTCACCCATACTAAAAGTTAGATCAATGAACTTGTCTTCCAGTTCTACCATCTTTTCAGCAATACTATAAATTCTACCCTTTAATTCGTCTGTCCATATATCTCGGTTTTCTTCGATATATGTGCGGAACAATTTAATCATAGACTCGGCATGCATTGTCTCATCGACAATAGACCAAGTAATGATCTGCCCCATACCCTTCATCTTACCATGCCGAGGAAAGTTCAACAACATAATGAATGAACTAAACAACTGCATACCCTCAGTGAAAGCAGAGAACACTGCTATGTGAGTGGCTGTAGATGCACGATTGCCGTTCTTTGAAGATAGACTAAGCACATAATCATGCTTTTCTTTCATCTCTTGATACTCAAGAAAATCAGAATACGTTGATTCTGGCATACCAATAGTTTCGATAAGATGCGAATACGCAGCGATATGTAGCGCCTCACGGGCTGCGAATCCCATCAGCATCATTCGAACTTCTGGTTGGGGGAAGTATGGTAAATAATTCTTTACGTATCCACCAGCAACATCAATGTCGCCTTGCGTAAAAAACCTAAAGATATTTGTTAAAAAATACTGTTCCTCTTTGGACAGTTTCTTTTTCCAATCCTTAACATCTTCTGCCATTGGGACTTCGGTATGCAACCAGTGGCTCTGTTCATGTTTGAGCCAAGCGTCATACGCCCAAGGATAGTTGAAAGGTTTAAAATATTCTCTTTCGTCTGTTAATGTTAATGCATCTTTTTTCATATCATCCCTCACAAGCTAAACATAAATCACCATCAATAATGGCACTCATATCTAACTCTTTAATTGCTTCTCTTTCTATTCTCTTAGCGACTTTATCCGCTTTTCCTATCTTCTCGGAACGGCAATAGTACAAAGTTTTTAACTTCTGTTTCCATGCCATAAAGTGTACGACATGAATATATTTTAAGTTAGCATCAGGCCTGAAAAACAAATTCAACGACTGTGCTTGATCTATGAATTTCTGTCGGTCAGCAGCGTGTTGTACAATCCACCGCTGATCAATTTCCATAGACGTTTTAAATACATCTTTCTTATAATCATCTAACCAAGCCAAGTGGTGTACTGACCCATCGTTTGCGATGATTGAACTCCAAGTGTCTTCATACCAGTTGGTAGGTTTCTCCTTGGCCTCTTCTTTGATTACTTCATCAAGATGTTTGTTCTTGTGCAAGTGCGAACCGGATAGAGTGTCTTGTCTGTAAGCATTTGCTCTATATGGTTCGATAGATGGTGAAGTGTTTCCCATAATAATAGAACTGCTTGCGTTTGGTGCGATTGCCATCATGTGACTAAACCGTTTCCCTGTACCATTAGCATCAGGCGCAACACCACGTTCTTCACCTAGTTCTAAATTCACCTCATTCAACTTCTTGCTTATATAGGTAAACATTCTGTTGTTGGCTGAGACTGCCATAGCACTCTCCCACGCCAAGTTGTTCTTCTGCAAATATGCATGGAAACCCAGAGCACCAATCCCAATAGATCTTTCACGCATAGCACTATACTTGGCGCGTTTAATTGTGTCTGGTGCGTTGTCAATGAAATACTGTAA